AATTTACACCTAGAACACATTGAGGATGAAATCCTTAACTTTGGTGTTTCTGGTGGACGAGCTGCAATCAACTTTGTTCGTTCTTTGCGTGACATGTTGGCTGGTTCAAGTCGTAGTTCTGTAAACATGACTGTCAAGTGGGATGGTGCGCCTGCAATATTCGCTGGTATTGACCCAAAAGATGGTAGGTTCTTTGTTGCAAAGAAATCTGTTTTTAACATCGAACCAAAACTCTATAAGTCAAATGCAGAGATTGATGCAGATAAATTATCTGGTGCATTGAATAGTAAATTTAAAGTTGCACTTGCAGAGTTTTCTAAGTTGGGTATGAAAGATGTACTTCAAGGAGACTTAATGTTTACTGATGGTGATGTAGATACCACAGATATAGAAGGAAAGAAGTATTACACATTCCAACCGAATACTATTGTATATGCTGTAGATGTAAATTCGGACTTAGGTAGAAAGATTAAAAACGCCAAGATTGGTGTTGTATGGCACACAACATACAAAGGTGACGAACTACAAGATATGAAAGCATCATTTGGTGCAAATATAAAAGGACTTAACAATCCATCTACAGTTTGGATGGATGATGCAACATACAAAGACACATCTGGTTCTGCAACAATGACTGCAAAAGAAACAGAAGTGGTTACGAAACATTTATCTATGGCTGGTTCTACCTTTCAAAAAATTAACTCTGGATTATTAGATCAGTTTTTAACTATTCAAAATAGTTTTACTGGTGATTTTTCTGGTGCATCTCTCAAGACATATAATAATAGTCTTGTAAGAAAAGGACAGAAGGTTACTAATCCAAAGAAACATGCACAAGGTTACATTCCTTGGGTAGAAAGTGTATTTGATAAAAAGGTTGACAAAATAAAAACTCCTGTTAAGAAAAAAGAAGTAGAGAATAAGAAAAAAGAAATAGTTCGTGAACTAAAGAAACATACAGTAAATTTGAGTAATATGATTACATTTCAAAATCACATCGTAGAAGCGAAAATGGGTGTGGTAAAGAAACTAAATACAGTAAAGAGCATTGGAACTTTTATTAAAACTGCAAATGGGTTTAAAGTTGTAAACCCAGAAGGATATGTTGCAATTGATAGAATTTCTGGTAATGCAGTAAAATTAGTTGATAGAATGGAATTCAGTTTCAATAACTTTACAGCAATAAAGGCGTGGGATAAATGAAGACTTTCGATGAATTACTTTTTGAACTTTTGGAAAGAAAGCGTTTAAGTGCTTTTGACAGAAAAAAAATTGGAATGAGAATGTCAAGAATGATGAAAAGTTCTGCCGTCAAAGCAAAGATTGCGAGAGCAAAACTAAAAAAGGCAAGTGATTCAAAAATTAAACAGAGAGCGAATAAAGCTGCAAAGGTTCTAATTATTAAGAAGTTTACTGGTCTGGATGCAACTGCATATGCAAATTTGTCTTTACCACAAAGACAAATGATTGATGATAAGATTTTAACTAAAAAGGGTGCTGCAATTAAAAAGGTTGCTACAAAATTAATACCAAAACTAAAAAAGTCAGAGATACAAAGACTACAAAAAGCGAAACAGTCTAAACAGGATGCTGAATAATGAAAACATTTAAAGACATCAGTGAAGCTCGTGGTGACACTGCCGTATTTACATTCGGTAGATTTAACCCACCAACGATAGGACATGAGAAACTTTTAGATAAAACAGCAGCAGTTGCAAAGAAGAATGCTGGCGCCCCATATTATATTTTTGCATCACATTCTGAAAACCCAAAGAAAGACCCATTACCGTATTCTAAGAAAATTGCATACATGAAAAAGATGTTCCCAAAACATTCAAGAAATCTTCTAGTATCAAAAGCAAGAAATGTATTTGAGATTGCAATGATCCTTTATAACAAAGGACACAAATCAATTGTCATGGTTGCTGGTTCTGATAGAGTTGCAGAGTTTGAAGGTCTACTGAACAAGTATAATGGTGTTGAAGCAAGACATGGTTATTATGGTTTTGACAATATCGAAGTTATATCTGCTGGTGAACGTGATCCAGATGCAGAAGGTGTTACTGGAATGTCTGCGTCAAAGATGAGAGCTGCTGCATCTGCGAATGATTTTGACCAGTTCAAACTTGGATTGCCAACAAATTTCAAACAAGGAATGACTTTATTTAAAGATGTTCGTAGATACATGGGTATTCGTGAGTCATTTATTCCAGTAGAAGATACTATAACTGAAGAAGAAATCTTCAGAGATTTATATATTCGTGGTGAGATACTAACCATTGGTGAAGAAGTCACTGATTCATATTCTGGTGTCTGTGGAAAGATTGTTCGTAGAGGAACAAACTATATTACCTTTGCAGAAGAGAATGGAGATACACATAAGAAGTGGTTGTATGAAATCCAAGAGATGACAACTGGACAACTTATCAAACGTGTCATGGCCAAAACTACAAAGAAAAAAGGTTATGATAGAGCAGTTGAAATTATGAAATCTGTTATTGATAGAAAACATAAAGAATCAGGTGGAAAACTAAAACACGGTATTAGTTATTACGCACAACAAATTGCAAGAACACTTACAGGTATTGACGGTAAAGAACTTGGGAATGCATTTACAAAGGCTCATCCTAAACTCACAGAAGAGAACCCTTGTTGGGATACTCACAAACAAGTTGGAATGAAAAAGAAGAATGGCAAGATGGTGCCGAACTGTGTTCCAAAAGAAGAGTTTGTTGCAGAAAAAGAAGATAAAGATATCGGAAAAAGAAAAGGTACACAACCAGCAAAGTATTATGCAAAAGATGCTGAGGGTGATAAGATGGCAAAGTCTACCAAACAGGCTCGTGCAAGACATTTTGCAAAAGGTTCTGCAAAAGATGACAGTGATGACAGTGCATACAAACCAGCGCCAGGCGATAAGTCTGCAAAAACTAAACCATCAAAGTACACAAATAAAATGAAAAAGATGTTCCCAGATTTGTATAAAGAAAAGGCACCTGATACACAAGATGCAATGAAAAGATACAAGGCAGGGAAAGCTGGATTTGGTGATATTACACACCTAAAGGCAAAGGGATTGATTCCTCGTTCTGATGGTACAAAACGAAAATCAGATAAGTATGAAGATGCTCGTGAAATCGGAACAGATGCTCGAAGGGAGTTACACCAAGATATGACGCCAGGACAGAAAGTAATTAAGTTTTCAGAACATACCAATTGTGGTACACCTGATTGCTGTAATGAATGTGAAACCTCAAGTTTGATTGAGTCTAACATTTATCGTGTGGGTTCAGAAAAATATTTTGAATTCTTTCAAGAGAAAAGAGATGCATATCAAGTTGGTGTTTATGAACCAGTAGGATTTGATAAACAACTTATGGAAGGTGACTTAGGTAGGTTTGATATGTATCAAGGACAGCATGTTGCATTAGATTGTCCTATGATGTTTGAAGAAAAAGATGTAGAATTAAATAAACCTAAAGTCGGTGGGCCAAAGAAATACTATGTATATGTAAAAGACCCAAAGACAGGTAATGTCAAGAAGGTTACATTTGGTGATACAAGTGGACTGAAAGTTAAGTTAAGTGATAAAGAAGCACGAAAGAGTTTTGCTGCAAGACATAATTGCGACCAACAAAAAGATAGAACCAAGGCAGGATATTGGAGTTGTAATCTTCCAAGATATGCAAAACAACTTGGTTTGAGTGGTGGGGGTAATTTCTTTTGGTAAAACCCTATACTCAAACTTATGATAAGGGAGTTATTATCAGACAGTTTGAAGATGATATAGAAAGTGAAGAACTGGTATGGCACAGAGATAGACGTACTAGAGAAGTTACAGTTTTAGATGGTGACAATTGGAAGATACAATTGGATAATAAGTTACCAGAAGAATTAGTAAAAGGAAAGATTTACAAGATACCCAAAATGGAGTATCATAGAATAATAAAAGGAACAGGGCAACTTGTCGTAAAAATTTGGGAAGAAACAGATGACTAGATATTCAAAAACTATGAAAGATATTCTGATAGAGATGAGAACTCTATATGCACCATGTGATGATTGTGGAAACGAAGTATGCACTTGTGTTGTTGAAGAGGTTGAACTTGATGAGGCAAAATATGACCTCTACCACAAAGATTTTTCATCTGCAATGCAACACGCATATGCCATGGCAAAGAAACTTCATGGTATTACAATTGATCCAAAAGAGATTGATGACAAAGTTGCAACAGGCCCTAAGAAACCATCTAAAGGTAAAACTAATAGTTATAGACTAAAGGGTAAAGGTGGTGCAATCCAAGTACAAGTTGCAAATCTTGATGATAAAAAATTCGAGTTAAATATGTACAAAGAAGAGGTTGAACTTGATGAGGATGCAGATAAATCTTTAAAAAAGAAGGCAGATGCTTCTGGTATTTCACTGAGTATTTTGAAGAAGGTATTCGATAGAGGTGTTGCCGCATGGAAAGGTGGACATCGGCCAGGCACAACACCTGTACAGTGGGCTCATGCAAGAGTTAACTCTTTTATTTCTGGTGGTAAGACAAGAACCACTGGTGATGCAGACTTGTGGAAACAACATAAAGGAAAATCTGAAGAAGTTGAAGTTGATGAAAAGTTTATGTCAAGAAGACCTTCTTCCAAAGAAGTTAAAATGGCAATAGGTATTGCAAATGACCCTCGTTATAAGGGTGGTAATATGACAGGTGCAGTTAAGGCTATTGAGAAAATTAGAGATGGATTATCAAAGTATCCAGAGGTTGAAGCTGCTTTGCGAAAGGCAAATGAAAATCTTGATGAAGGTAGAATGAAAGATATTTCTATGGATGCAGAGTTAATGAAACTCTACACCAAAGCAATGAAAACTATGCCTGGCTCGCCTGCACAGAAAAAGATTATTGACCAAATCAATAAACGTAGAAAAGAACTTGGAATGAGAGAAGAAGTTGAACTTGATGAAATTACTAATAAGTTTGCTGTCGTATCAGTTAAAAGTGGAGATGTTCTTGCATTTGCATCTGATGAGAAAGATGCAATTAGTTTATCAAAAAATAACCTTAGAAAAGAAAAAGGTAAGGTTGTCAAACTAAAACGTGGTATTGCAACTAACAGAGCATCAAAGATGATCGGTAGACCTCTAGAGATGGGTATGGCTGAAGAAGTTGAAATTACAGATGCTTTAATTGAAGGTATGAAGATGAACGATCCTAAGTTGCTTAGAGTCTTTGATAAACTGAAGAAGGGTTCTACTGTTAAAATCAAACACGACTCTTCAATAGAGAAGGGTAAAGATTTTATTGAGTATATTGTCAAGTCTAAGAATATGGTTCGTAAAGGTACAGTAGAAAAGATTACTATGGCAAGAAAAGATAGTCCTACTAGTGCAAAAAGATATTTATATAAAAGAGATGGAAAAGTTACAATGGCTTTCGGAGATATGGCAGTATCGCCTGTAGATATCAAAGAAGAACCAGAAAAGAAAATGGACAAACCAGATTCTGCCAAGGCGGTAGATCAATCACGAGATGATAAGAAGAAAACTCGTATCGCACAGTTGCAGTTGCAGATTGCAAAGGCAACAGAAACAATTAATAAATTAAACACACAGGAGAAACCAGATGCCTAAGTATCTAAAAACTAAAGAAGGTAGTCTTGAAAGTGCAGTGGAGTCGGTTTCTACTGCAAAGAAAGACGAAGGATTTGCAAGTGACGCTCAAAGAAAGGCTGCATTTGCTAGTGGTTACAAAGAACCAAAAAACAAAAAGAAAAAAGAAGAAGGTAATGCTTTCGGTGCTGCCCTCCAAGCTGCAAAAGAAAAGGGTGAAAAAACCTTTACTGTTGCTGGAAAACAGTATGATGTAAAAACTGAAGAGGGAAAACTTGATAAAGTAAATCCTACTGCCGTCAAGAAAAAGTTTGATGACAGAAAAGACAAAGATATTGACAATGATGGTGATGTTGATGACTCTGATAAGTTCTTGCACAAAAGACGCAAGGCGATTTCTAAAGCAGTTAAAAGTGAAGAAGTCAACGAGAAAGTTGAGTATGTTGAGTACAAGTTCAAAAACAAAAATGATGCAATGGCAGCAAAGAAGATGCTTGATGCAGTTCAGTTGATGGGTTTTGATGTCAATGATGATGGTGCAAGTCAAGGTGAACTCACAGTAGATGCTGGTAACAAAGACATGACTAAGTATCATAAAGAAATTATGAAGAAGTTTCGTCCAAAGGTTTTGACGCAAGAAAAGAAAGAGGAAGTCAAAGAAGAAACAACTCTTGCTATGAAGGCGGCACAATACATTTCTAGTATGTGGGCAGAAGCTGCAGCTGAGAAAGATGGTGTGAAAACAAAATCTGAAGAAGAAGAAGAACCAAAGAAGAATGGTAAAACTATGACAGGTAAAGAAATGTCA